ATCACGCCTACCGCCTCACCGACCACGACCCAACCTATTAGTGGAGCAAGTGGAACGATTACAACAACAGGCACACAAAACCTTGATCAATTAACAAAGAAGGCTATATTAACAGATATGAGTACAGATGAAATATTAGCGGAAAGATTAGGATAATGGCACCATTTAAAGGAGGATTTACAGGTAATTTAAATAAAGGAAAAGGAACATCTGAGCCTTTCAGAGGGTTTACAGGGGGAACAGAAAACTTTAAAAAAAAAGAGGAAACTCGTTCAAAATATTTTGATAACAGGCCAGATATTTCTGATGATAGATTACGTAGAAGACAAGCACAAGCTGATGAATATCAAGCCTTTAAAAACGACCCCACAAAAACAAAAGCAGTGGAAGGCGCAACAGGTTTATTTCAAGCAGCCACACCTGGTGGAAAAACTTTAGCACAGAAACAACAAGAACTAGCTTTCAAATATGGTCCTACTTTTAGTGAGATAGCTAGCGACGTATCCTATAGAGGAGGAAAAATTATAGGCGCTCTTGGGGAAAAAGCTATGAGTGGCAGCTTAGGAATTTTTGGAATTATAAAAGAGGTAGCTAACTATGCTGCAGATAAAGCTAGTGGTGCCTACAACAGTCTTACCGATGTGCAAAAAGAGATAGCAGACAATCCAAATAGATATACTTTTGCGGAACAACAAGAAAAAGTAAAACAATTAAGAAACTTTAGAAATTTAGAATCACAAGCTGAAAAAGATGCATTAGGTCTACGATTGGACGCTTTACAAGAAGCGTCTGCACAAGACGCAACAGGTGTCCCTGCAATAGGAGGGGGTGGAGGATTCGATGAACAACCAAGTGATTTGTTTGGCACAGGTTTACTTTCATTACCAGTTCCTAAAACTACCATTGAATTTCCAACTAGAGATCCTGTTTTTCCAGCTGAAGAAATTAAACAATCCGCTCTAGATAGATTTAGTCCTGAATATTTAGAACAACAAAGAGCATTATTAGATGAGTTAAATGAATCGCCACAAGTTGAAGCATTATTGAGACCAAACGCACCGGGGGGAAGAGAAGAAGAATTTTATGTAGACCCTTCGAAACAAAGGTCCAAAGGGTATCCTTTTTCCAATGTACAAAGTTACGCTGCTTCGACAATAGATGACCGTTCAGATTTAGTTTATGGCACTCAGTTTGAAAACCCTGCAATGGAAGAAGGTGGTTTTAAAAGTTTAGTTCTAGATGACATATTAGAACCTAAGTCATCTGAAGGAACTCAAGTCACTGCTTATAACAACCCTGTAAACTTAATGGATGTAGGACAAGCAGGGACTACAGGAGAAACATATGGCAAGGGCTTTGCAGTATTTCCAAATGCACAGGCAGGTATACTGGCAGCTAAGAATGATTTAGCTATTAAGACAGAAAGATATGGTGGCAACGTTGATGAAATTATAGGAGAGTTTTCTCCTCGTTCTGATAACCCAGATTCCTTTGACAATTATGTAAACTTTGTAAAGCAAGGTGTGGGAGATACTGTTGACCCCGGTGAAGAAAATGAACTTTTAAGAAGAGTTATTCGATTTGAAAACAAACCAGACATAGCACAACAATACCTAGCCATGGTGGCAGAAGGTGGATTAATGGATAAGAAAATGTATGGCGGTATTATTTCCTCTAAAAAGTAATGAAGATGTTATTGAAACTTAAAAAGTTATTTGATAAAATTCTATCTCAGAAAGGAAAGCCCGATGAACACTCAATACATTGGGGAATAGGATCATGATTAAAATTACTGACGCACTAAAGTCAAGAGTACAGGACCATGAAGGTTTGCGCACATCTGTTTATTTAGATAGTTTGGGAAAAAAAACTGTGGGCATAGGCCACCTTGTACAACCACATGAAATGGAAAGATTTGCCGAAGGGGTAGAAATACCTATGGATGAAATTATGGAAATATTTGAAATGGATTTAAACAGAGCTGCAGCAGGAGCGGATATGTTGATTGAAGATAATATTGGTCACGAGCTACCTCAACATGTAGGGGAAGTAATTCTTGAGATGGTGTTTCAGCTAGGGACAACAGGTGTTTCAAAATTTAAAAAGATGTGGAAAAATATGAGAGTCAAAAAGTGGAAAGAAGCCGCTGAAGAAATGAAGGATTCCAGATGGCATTCACAGACACCGAAGCGCTGTGAGCACCTTTCTGAAATTGTAGCTAACACTTAGTCATTTCTTCTTGTTGAAGGGGGCAAACAGCCTTCTTCTAAAAACCAAACGTAAGCTGATTCCCAATCTTTTTTATATTCTGCTCTTAAAAATTCTTTAAGAGCTTTGTCTGAGTCATGTTCAAGTGTAATAAAGTTTGTTAGTTTTTTAAGTAATTCAATCATAATGTTCTCCTATTGAATAGAGAACATACATTTATTTTTTACTTTTAGATTTGCTATTAACCGTTTTCTGATGTGACTCTAATGCATCCCACACTTCAACCTTGGACCAGTGGGCCATAACACATTTAGATATATCTTCATGTAAAACTTTCAACCAACTGATGTCCATTTTTACGGCTTTACCTTTATTACTACTGATATGTTCCACTTCTTCATTAGTCAAAGATAGATTTAATTCACCATTGTCGTAAGATATTCTCATTTTATTTCTCCCCAATTATCGCCTATTTCTGCATCACATTTAACAGGCACATGAAGTTCAACAGCAGATTCCATTATCTCTTTAATCTCTTTCACCTGGGTCTCATTGGTTATGGAGACATTGAGCTCGTCATGTATTTGAATCATAGGAATAACCCCTACATCCTTCCACAGATTAACCATGGCTTGTTTGGTTTGATCTGCTGCTGAACCTTGTATTAACCTATTCAATGCACGATAGGTACCTGCTCTTTTCATTTCATTCCACGCCCAAGTCTTCTTGGCGTTCTCATAAGACATCATTCTCTTGTCATGAAAGTCTTTATTCTCCCATAAATCAAACCGACATCTTCTTCCGAGCAGTGTATTGATATACCCTTGTTGTTCTGTGTACCGGGTAGCTTTGATAATAATGCTATTTAAAAAGTGAACATTATCATTATATTTTTTCTTTAATGCTTTAGCCGCATCAGGGCTGATATCTAGAGAAGTTGCTAATTTAGCTATTCCCATGCCATACATAAGGCCTAGACCTATGGTTTTGGCTTCTTTCCTTGATATTTGGGCCATATCGGCAGTTACTTGATGGAAGTCCTTTCCTTCATGAAAGAACTTAATTAGGGTCTCAGCGCCCTCTAAACCGTGTTTTTTTGCGTAGTGAACTAGCAATCTAGGCTCTTGTTGCGAATAATCGAGGGATGCCCACTTTTCTCCCTCCTCAGGCAAAAACAAAGATCTGATCTTAGGGCCAATGGCTTCGTTCCTAGCAGGAACCTGTTGTAGGTTTGGATTGTTCATGGACAACCGCCCACTGACGGTGCCTCCGTACTCCCCTTTCAACTGATTGATCTCAGCATGAATTCTACCATCGACTTGATGCTTTAAAATAGAATCAATAAAGGTTGTGTGAGCCTTATTGTATTCTCTAGCCACAGATATTGATTGAATCAAAGGATTAAGACTTTCTTTCATAGCCTCATTACTAATCTTGGCTTGTTTATTCTTTTCAGTGTATTCGTATTTCTCTCCTAGCTTATCAAATACTTTTTGAAGAGAAGCAGCTGTATAGATATCCGATGCATCTATCTGAATTCCTGTCTCGTTTTTAATGTTGGTATAAATTTTTTCTTCCTCTGACTTGAAAAACTTTTTTGTTTTTTCAGCCCGGTCAAGATCTACACGGACTCCCTTCCATCTCATCTCCAAAAGTAAACGTAATAGATCTGTTTCTAAATTAAAAACATCTGTGAGCCCTTGTTTCTGTATTTCAACTCTTAAGACTTCCCATAACTTATAAGTTAATTTAGTATCTTGTTCGGCATACACACCGACATACTCTACAGGAACTAGGTGCATGTTCTCAATGGCTTTAAACCCATGCTCTTTACCAAACTCATCTAAAATATTTCCTTGCTTTCTTTCTCCTAGATAATCTTTAGCTAAATTATTTAAACTATAACTGAATCTATTTTCATCTACCAAAGGAGCTGCAATCAAAGTGTCATAGACTTTAGTGACATTACAATCAACACCCCAACGTCGGAGCCAACCTAAATCGTAGACTGCGTTATGACAAAGAACAATAGGATCTTCTTTGAATAATTTTTTTAACCACTTCTTTACTTCGTCCTCAGAAAAATTACCTCCTCGCTCATGACGAACTGGGAAGTACCCATCGAAACCTTCAAAAGAAACAGCGACACCTACAACAAAACCTTTGTTCGTTGCCCACCCGCCACCAAGATTTTTAATCTCTGGGTCATAAGTTTCTAAATCTACTGCAACTTGTTTGATGCCAGTGACATCAGGGAACTTAGGCCTTGTCCATTCAGGTTTATTTTCTTTCTTTAACAAATCCATTTGTTGTTCAAATATCATCGAAGTATCTCCTCAAATTCATATTGTGAAGTCGAAGGAATAACATAAAGATTTTCTTTTGCTCTTGTCATGCCCACATAAAAAACTCTTCTCTCATCATCTCTGTTGACAGACATTTCATCCATAATTCTTTTTGATATATCAGAAAACAAAACAACGTTCTGACTTTCTCCCCCTTTAGCTCCATGAATTGTTGATAGTTTTATGCTTGCTCTTTTATCTAAGTCGTATCCTCTTTTTAAAATCTGTCTCATGTAATTGACTTCATTCTCAGCAATACCATTTAGAGCAAGTTGCCATGGCGTATTCATATCTACCTTCAAACCCCACTCTGTAGATAAAGTAGCATAGCTATATTTAATCTCTTCATCTGCCCCCGGCATTTTCTTTTTTCCCCGGGAAATACCTTTGTCTCCTGATCTTATGTATTGATACATAGTTTTTACATCAGACAGAGATACTTCGTGGCCCTCTTGTAAATTTTTCCAACAATTGTAAGCAACTAAAACATCATCTTTGATTGATAATTTATTATTCTTTTCAAATAAATAACCTTTGCTTTTTAAATCTGTGGCTATCTCGTTTAAATAATAATTAGTCCTACATAAAATAAGCCACTCATCTTTTCTTAAATTAAGTCTTTCAAAGTTAGCGGTGGATACGGTGCCTTGTTCTTTTTTGGGGTTCCATTCTTTAGGAATTCTTTTATTTATTTTATTAATCAATTTGTTTGCTCTAACAAAAATCTTATTTGGTATTCTATATGATTGATTCAAAACTTGCAAATGGCAGTCCAGATCAATTAGCTTAGAAACTTCAGCTCCACTCCAACCATAAATAGCTTGATCATCATCTCCTGCTAAATAAACAGTTTTAGCTTGTCCAATCATAGTGTGAACCATATCCCACTCAGAGGCTTTTAAATCTTGAACCTCGTCAACAATAACGACATCCAATCTAGGACATCTCTCAGTCTTATTAAATTCTAAGATTAAATCTGTATAATCTTTGACTCCTTTTTCTTTTTTAAACATACGATAGTTCTTATCAATACGTTGTAATCTTTCAAAACCTCCTTGAATGTGCCCTGCCTTTTTAAATTCTTCATATAAAGAAGTATTTCTAACCCTATATAAATCAATTAAATGTATACCATCAGGATCTCTTCCTATCGTTCCTCCGTTATTGTTAAGAGATTGAGCTATGTCTATACCAAATTCTTTTTTAAATTCATCAAAGTCGTGATCTTGAATTATATCTGTGTGCGTGCAACCTAAGTATTGATAAGCTAAAGAGTGTAGTGTCCTAAACCATTTAAGTTCTTTTCTCTCTATTTTAAATTTATTCACTGCTCTAAATATTGCTTCGTTAGCAGCTTTCCTGGTAAAAGAAAAATACCCTATGCGATCAGGCTCCAATCCTTTTTGTAAATTATCTTCAACATACTTTAGTAGTGTTGTCGTTTTACCTGTACCGGGAGGACCAATAATTTTGAATACGTTATCTAAAATGGAATAGTCTCCTCAACTTCTTCTTTTTTTTCTTCTGATTCTATTCTCTCAACAGAGTTAAACTTATCATTGTCCACGAACCAAACTAATTGACCGGGTTTATTATTTAATTTTCTTTTCGTACAGTCCCCACCTAGTTGTCTAATAAAAACTGCAACTTGATTAGTTGTCAAAGCTGAATGTTTTCTATTTCGCATATACTCTTGTAGTTGATCAATACGAAAGAACACTTTGTTTTCTTCATCGTCCACGAAACACTGCCCACTGAGAATGTCATCAAGGTCAACTGCGTTAGCTTGATTAGAAATATACTTAGATAAAATAATTTTAAACTGACCCTCAGGAGTCATCTCTTGATCTGTCTTAACCTCAATAGCTTTGGAAACTAAAGAAGTCACGAAGGCGTCATAGTCTGTTCGAGATAAAACGGCAGGCATAGATTTAGTTTTGACTAAACATTTTTTTCTAAACTTATGTTGGTCATACAATTCTTCAACAGTGCAAACTATTGTGCTCTCTTGATTAATTGTAATATGATAAATGGTGTCGTCATTGTTTCCATACTGAGTGACATTACCCACATCAGTAATTACATTGCTATCTCCAATACCAAATTTTCTTATCCTGCATTTTGATTTATTACAAAAAGAACACATAGGTTGGTCTTTACATTTGTATCCCCAATCCTTCTTATCTGCTTGCTTAATAATTTTTTCAATTTCTCTAGGACGTAGAGCCTCTTCAAAGTAATCATGATGAAATTTGTGTACTTCGTCCTCAAATGATTCTCCATATTTCTTTTTTGCGTATACAGCATATTGAAATAAGAAGTTGTCTCTACTACCTTTTTGCACCTTACCATTCTCAGTAAGGTAAGCATCAATACAATAAGGAGCATCTTTAAATTCTGAATCTTCTTTTTTTAGAGATAGTTTTTTTAGTTCTTCTAAGGTTAAAGATTTCTTTTCTACCTCTGAGATAAACTCATCAAGGCTTAAAATATTTCCTTTATCACTAAAGGCATATCTCTCTGTGTGTTCAAGACCACTATGATAAGGCATATTAAGAAAGCTACCTACTTCCCAATCGCTTTCATTACCTTCTCTTAATAATTTTTCTTGTTTTGGAAAAACTTCACAATGCCCTAGTCCCATGAAAGAGGCTAGTTCTTTTAGTTTGTGGTGAACAATACCAGCTGAAACATATTCAACAGTGAAAAGGAATATGTGTGCACCACCACTTTTTGATTTCGTGACCACGAAAGGGAGATTTTTATTTGCAATTTTCTGTGCAATAGAAACGTGATCTAAAGGATACTCGTCTACATCAATACATCCCCAACGACATTTGTCTTCGTCGTTAATTGGAAAGATACCAAGGCTAGGCCACTCACCTTTAAGATGACCTTCCCAAAGAGAATCTTCCACAGGATTTTTCCTAATGAAAGTTTGCCCTTCAGTTTTATTATCTTCACGGAGACTTTCTTTAGGTTGGAACGTACCATAAGCACGTCCCAACCCTGAGAAGATCTCTTTAAATTTTGAGACCCTTTGTTCCATCTAAAAAGGAATGTCGCCTTTTTGTCCTTCGGAACTTCCCTCTTCATC